AACCAGAATGCTGCCGGTACAATCGGTGGTGGAGATGTTGGTTCCACAGAAACTAACCCTGCTGTTCTTAATGACAGTCCTTCCGCTGGTACTTATGTAAGTGCCACTGGTATGACTCGTTCGCAGGGTGAAGCACTTGGCGATACTTCTACTAATGCATTCGCTGAGATGGCTTTCACTATTGAGAAGTCTACGGTTACTGCCGTTACTCGTGCGCTCAAAGCTGAGTACACAATGGAACTGGCTCAAGACCTGAAAGCTATTCATGGTCTCGACGCTGAAACTGAGCTGGCTAACATTCTGTCCGCTGAAATTCTGGCAGAAATTAACCGTGAAGTTATTCGTACCATTAACTCCCAAGCTAAGTCTGGTGGCGCTCTTACCGCTGCTGGTTCTCCTTCTGCTGACTTTGACCTGAACACTGATGCTGATGGTCGCTGGTCTGTAGAGAAGTTCAAAGGCTTGATCTTCCAGATTGAGAAAGATGCTAACACGATTGCTAAAGAGACTCGCCGTGGTCGTGGTAACTTCCTCATCTGTTCGTCTGATGTAGCATCTGCTCTTGCTGCTGCTGGTATGCTTGACTACTCTCCTGCTATCTCTGCAAACTTGCAGGTAGACGACACAGGCAACACGTTTGCTGGTGTTCTGAACGGCAAGATGAAAGTATACATTGATCCATATGCAACTACAGACTATGCTACTGTTGGTTACAAAGGTTCTAACGCATACGACGCTGGTGTATTCTACTGTCCATACGTGCCACTTACCATGGTTCGTGCGGTTGGCGAGAATGACTTCCAGCCAAAGATCGGCTTTAAGACACGTTACGGCATGGCTTCCAACCCATTCGTTGGTTCCACACCTTCTAACGGTCTGGCTGCTGTTAAGACTAACCAATACTACAGAATCTTTAGAGTTGCTAACATCCTTAGCTAAGTCTAATTAAAACAATAATAATTGTAGTATAAATACTAGGGTAGATCGAAAGGTCTACCCTTTCTTTTTGGAGTAAATAAATGGCTACACTGACAAAAAATCAGAACTACCTACAGCCAACTGGATTTAAAGTCGTTATTGACAGAGAGAATTATCCTAACTTGGAATTCTTTGCACAATCAGTCAATCACCCAGACACAAATCTTGGTGCGCCAGCTATGCCATTTAAAGGAATTGATAACATAGCATTACCTGGTGATACGATTTCATATTCTGAGCTTTCTATCTCTTTTATTCTTGATGAAGATATCAAGTCATATACAGAAATCTATGCATGGCTTGAGAGATTAGTCAATGAAGAACATGTTAATGAAGGCCCAAGATCGAGTAGAAGTGCTTCAAGACCGCCTAGTCAAGCAGACATTTCTGTTTCTATTTTAACTAGTCATAGTAATCAGACAAAGAGAGTACTCTATAAGGGCTGTACACCAACTTCTCTGAGTGGACTAGAACTTACTTCTATTGCATCTAGTGTTGAATACTTGACTTTTAATGTTAGCTTTGCATTTACAGGCTTTGAATTTAAAGGCTAATATGCTATAATAAATGCAGTATAACCCTGCAAGGATATGATAATGAAACTTGATTTGAATAGCATTCTAAAGATGTGGCAAGACGACTGTGAGATTAGCGAATTTAATTTAGATGAAGCATCTAGACAGACGCCCTCTCTCCATGCCAAATATCTTGAACTACGATCACTCACAAAAGTTAAACTTGTAGCAACAGAGAATGAACAAAAAATTCTTCTGAAAGCAAAGTGGCTTTATTACAACGGCAAAATGACTGAGCAAGATATCAAAGAAAAAGGTTGGGAGTTTGATCCTTTCAAAGGGATAAAAGTCCTAAAAGGTGAGATGAATTATTATTATGATGCAGACACAGATATTCAGAAGTCTGAAGAACGAATTCAGTATTTTAAGACTGTGCTAGATACATTAGATGAAATTATTAATAACTTAAAATGGCGTCATTCTACAATTAAGAATATGATTGATTGGAGACGTTTTGAAGCCGGAGGCTAATATGGCTATGTTTGTTGATGAGGAGTTTACTTCTCATGCTGGTCTAAAATTAGGATGGAAGATTGAGATGGACGCTCTATATGTGAGTGACTGGCGCTGTCTTGCAAAAATGATTTTAGAGCATGAAAAAAGACCTTTTCGTAAAGCAGTTGGTATTCCTCGGGGCGGTAAACGTCTTGGTGATATCCTCAATGAATCTGCTACAGGTAATTCTGATGATCCTGTTCTTATTGTAGATGATGTATATACTACAGGCACTAGCTTTAGAGATTTTATTGAAGAGCATTATCCAGATGATAATATTATCTGTTGGACAGTCTTTGCTCGTAATAAAATTGATAAGAGACATATCAATGCATTGTTTCAAATGCCCTCTAAGACTGCATAATGCCAGACTTAGTAGTTAAGCAAAAAAACTATTCTGCACTACAACTTCAATGTGAACCTCATGTAGCCAGTGAGTTGAATGATTATTTTTCATTCGAAACTCCTGGCTACAAATACATGCCTGCTTATAAGAGTGGTAAGTGGGATGGTAAAACACGTCTGTTTAATGTTCGTAACAACGAACTACCTGTTGGTCTATGGGAATACTTACAAGATTTTGTTGGGCCTAGAAACTACAAGCTAGACATTGACACAGATGATGTTTATGGAAATCCAGGACAAGCAGAAGATGTGGACCCTAAAGAAGTTTATGAGTTTATTGGTAAGCTAAGACTACCGTTTGAAGTTAGACGGTATCAATTTGATGCTGTAATTCAAGCACTACACAGCAAGAGAGCTATTCTACTTTCTCCTACAGGTTCTGGCAAGTCTCTAATTATCTATATTTTGATGATGTGGTATCTTGAGCATTATGATAATAGAATTCTGATTGTCGTGCCAACAACTGGTCTTGTGCAACAGATGTTCTCTGACTTTGAGCAGTACGGACTAGAAGCATCAGAAGTTTGTCACAGAATCTATTCTGGTATGCCTAAAAATAATATTCCACAGAGAGTATTCATTTCAACATGGCAATCAATCTATAAACTTCCTGGCACATGGTTTGAACAATTTGGCTGCATCTTTGGCGATGAAGTACACACATTCAAAGCAAAGTCTCTTACAGGATTGATGAATAAATCAAGAGAAGCGGAGTATAGAATAGGCACTACAGGTACGTTAGACGGCACACAGTGTCACAAGCTTGTGCTAGAAGGACTATTTGGTAGAGTGTATAAAGTAACTACTACTCGAAATCTTATGGATCAAGACACACTTGCAGAGCTAAAAATTAACATACTGAGACTGCGATATCCAAGAGAGGTGTGTAAGGACATTATAAATAGTAAAGATTACCACTATGAAATGGACTATATTGTAGGCAATGTTAAACGCAATCGTCTAATTAAAAACTTGGCAGTGCAGCAGGACGGTAACACTCTAGTACTATTTCAGTATGTTGATAAGCATGGCAAAATACTTTTTGATTTGATCAAAAATAAAGTAGATGCGAATAGAAAAGTATTTTACGTCTCTGGTGAAGTTGATGGTGAAGCCAGAGAAGAGATTAGAAAGATCGTTGAAAAAGAGAAGAATGCTATTATCGTTGCCTCTCTAGGCACTTTTTCAACAGGTGTTAACATTAAAAATCTACATAATATTATCTTTGCTTCGCCATCAAAGTCGCAAGTAAAGGTCTTACAAAGTATTGGTAGAGGATTAAGAAAATCGGAGAACGGCAAGCATACTACATTATATGATATAGCTGATGACATGCATGTAGACAAAAAGAAAAACTATACTCTTTTACATGCACTTGAACGAATGAAAATTTATAAAAGAGAAAAATTCGATTACAAAATTCATGAGGTAGAGCTATGAATAATGAAGAAATTAAAGTTATTAAGTTTGTGAGTGGAGAAGAAATTGTCGCAAGAATCAAAGATGGTAATCCTGAGACTGTCATAGGACTAAGTAATCCATATGTTGTGCAGTTGAGTGAAGAGGGTGTAGCTTTGTTTCCTTGGATTCTATCAGCCGACTATACTGAAATTGTAAATGTATCAACACTCGCTATAGTATCTATTGCTAATCCAAAAGAAAAGATCATTGAAGGATATAATACAGTAGTTAAGACCGACATAGTGGAAGAGACTGCATTAGATTTTGAAGATGAACTATATGAGTCAATGAATATCACAGTTCACTAAGAGATATATTCTACCCCTGCAAAGAAGAACTTTATTATATACGAAGAATTAAGTATTGTCAACTAAAAAAAATCTATTGACTTTTATGCTTCTTTTTTGTATAATATGTGAAACTTTATAAAATTTAAAGGCATTATTATGAGTCGTAAATCAAAAGATTATATTAACAATAAAATGTTTTCAGAAGCTGTCTTTGAATATGTAAAGCAGTGTAATGAGTGTAAAGAAAATAATACAGAAATTCCTATGGTTACTGACTATATTGCTTTAGGTTTCAAACAAATTTCTGAAGGTCTTGCTCGCAAGCCAAACTTTATTGGGTATTCATATCGTGAAGAGATGATCATGGATGCTATTGAGAATTGTTTGAAAGCGATTAAGAACTATAATATTGAAGCTGCTACACGATCTGGTAATCCTAATGCGTTTGCATATTTTACGCAGATAAGTTATTATGCTTTCTTGCGTAGAATTGCAAAAGAGAAAAAGCAGCAAGATATCAAAGAAAAGTTTGTAGACGTTTCCAATTCAAACGATTTGTATACTAGTCATGAGTATGGTGATGAAAAGCTGCTACATATTACACAAGCTGCTGTTGAGAACATGAGACGAAAGTTATCTGAAAATGAAGAGTTGACAGATGACGAATGGATTGATACAGAGACAGACTTACCAAAACGTCGGATCAAAAAGACTAATGATTCAGATTTAATGGAGTTTATATGAAAAGATATTCCCTTAAAGAATTTATTAAGGTAGTTGAAAAGGCAGACATTATCTATGGCGAAGTGTCTTTGAATGCTGCAACTAAAATTCCAGCGAGAGTAAAGAAGAAGTCTATCTTAGAAAATCTCAATTCAATTACAGATGAGACACTTTATATGACTCAGATTGGTTACTATGGTGATCTAAGAAAAGATGAAAAAGGTCGCAAGATACTAAAGGTGCTATAATGTCAGAAGATATTTTTGATTTCGGTTTTACCGCAGTTGACGAAAAAGAATTAGAAGTTGTTCAGAAGACTGCTGCCAGCGCAGAAGAAGCTGCTGCATCAGCAACAGTTAATGAAGACAAACTAAACAGACTCTACAATGCCATTCTACCCCTTCTGTCTAATCTCAAGAAGAACCCTGAGAAAGACTATATTTATTGGCCTAATCGTACAGATAAGGTTGAACAATTTGAGGAGCTAATTGCTAGTATTATAAAATGAAAATTGCAATTTTGAATGATACCCACATGGGTGTTCGTAATGCGTCTGATATCTTTCTAGACAATTCTGCGAAATTTTATGATGATACGTTCTTTCCATATTTGAAAGAACATAATATTAACCAAATTGTGCATCTTGGTGATTATTATGACAATCGAAAAGCAATCAATGTCAAGTCTCTCTACCACAATAGAAAGCACTTTCTTGAGCCTCTTCGACAACTCGGTATTAGCATGGATATTATTCCTGGTAATCATGACACTTATTTTAAAAATACCAATAATCCAAACTCTCTCAAAGAACTCCTCGGGTTCTTTGTCAACGAAGTTGCAATTATTGAAAAACCAACTGTCATCAAATACGGATCAATGAACATGGCTTTGCTGCCATGGATTTGCTCAGAGAACGAACAAGAATCGTTAGACTTTATTAAGAACTGTAATGCACAAATTCTTGGTGGCCACTTAGAGCTTAATGGCTTTGAGATGCAAAGTGGTATTATGAGCGATCATGGTATGAGTGCAAAAGAATTTAGTCGCTTCAAAGCTGTGTTCTCTGGACATTATCACACAAAGTCTTCAAAAGGTAACATTCACTATCTTGGTAATCAGATGGAGTTTTACTGGTCAGACTGTGATGATAAAAAATATTTTCATGTCCTTGACACGGAAACACATGAGCTAACTGCTGTGCGTAATCCACACACACTCTTTAAGAAAATTGCGTATGATGATACAGTGGATGTTATTGATGAAGATGTTGCAGGTAAGTTTGTGAAAGTTATTGTGAAAAATAAAACTAACCCAGAACTGTTTGAGAAGTTCATTGATAAAATTCAAGAGCAAGAAACGCATGACTTAAAGATTGCTGAGAACTTTAGTGATGTTTTGCCTATTGATGAAAAAGTAGAAATTTCGGTTGACGACACACAAGTTTTGTTAGATGATTACATTGACGCAACTGAAACTGAATTAGATAAAAATTATCTGAAGCGTCGTATGAAAGACATTTACACAGAGGCACAAAACCTAGAGGTTTTATAATGATTATTTTCAAGAAGGTTCGATGGAAAAATTTTCTATCAACTGGAAACTTTTATAATGAGATTGATCTACATAATAGCAAGAATACTCTGATTGTCGGTACAAACGGCTCAGGTAAGTCTACTATGTTAGATGCACTTTCGTTTGGATTGTTTGGTAAACCATATCGTAACATCAATAAGCCTCAATTAATCAATACAGTTAACAACAAAGATTGTATTGTAGAAGTTGAATTTTCTGTTGGGCCAAGTGACTATAAAGTCATTCGTGGAATTAAGCCTAACATCTTTCAGATTTTTAAGAATGATGAAGTAATTAATGAGAGTAGTCACTCAAAAGAGTTTCAAAAGATTCTTGAGCAAAATATTCTTAAGCTAAACCATAAGTCTTTTAATCAGATTGTTGTTCTTGGTTCATCTTCTTTTATTCCGTTTATGCAGTTGACTACTAGTCAGCGCAGAGAAGTTATTGAAGACTTACTTGACATTAATGTATTCTCTAAGATGAATACTATCCTCAAAGAAAGTGTCAGTAAGATCAAAGGTGACCTTAGGGATAAAGACTATGATATTTCTGTAATTAAAAACAAGATTGATGTGCAGCGCAAATATATTCATGACATTAAAAGTCTTAATGATGAGAAGATGCGTGAGAAGCAAGATGAGATTGAAGAACAGCGTAGGCTTATAAAGTCCACACAAGAAAAGTCTGCTCAACTTCAGAAAGACCTTGATGACAAATACACAGACATTGATAAACAATTAGCAGCTTCTGAGGAGTCTTTTCAAGACTACCGTATGCAAAAGTCTGCGTTTAAGCAGGAGTTAGTTGGCCTTGTTGAACAAAGCAAGTTCTTTCAAGAAAATGACGTTTGCCCGACTTGTACCCAAGAGATTGATGCGACTATTAAAGAACAGAAAACTCAAGAGGTCACAGAGAAAGCAAAGAAAATCAAGGCGTCGTTTCAAGCGGTAGAAGATAAACTATCTAATGGTAAGTCTACTGTAGATGACCTACAAGACCAGAATAGAAAGTCTATGGAACTACAGGGTCTGCTGCGGGATAATAATACCAAGATTAATATGTCTCGTAGGTTGATTGCCAAACTAGAAGAAGAGATTTCTAATACTTCTGATAGCAAAGATAATATCAAACAAGCTGCCCAAGACCTTGAAGACTTTATTGATGAGAAAGATAGTTTGATTACAGAAAAGGTTGAACTGTCTGAAGAGTATGACTATAGTAGTATCATTGCTGATATGCTCAAAGACACTGGTATCAAGACTAAGATTATCAAACAGTATCTACCTGTTATGAATAA